TCTATCAGTTAAAGAAATGGCTTCTATACGATTAAGTGCCTCTAGTTGAGCCTCTGAAACGGATATTAGCTTATTAGCTTGCTGTTTGTCTAATACTGCATTTATTGATTGTTTAGCCATGTTGTTTACTTTGTATCCTTTGATTCTCTTCTTCTAGATAGTTTATAAGCATAGATACATAGATTTCTTTTTCAAATGGGATCATATTTTCTACCTCAGCCAACGAATACTTGTGGTATTGCATTAATGCAAAGTTCATCTTATAATAGTTAGATAAACTTTCATGGCTAAGGCATACTAAAAAAAAGCAGATAGACCACTCAATGTTGTATGATTCTGTTCATTACATATAGGGCAAACGAAATCTATATCTTGTTTAATTTTTGGCATTGTTTCAAAAAATGTTTGAATCTTTGCAAATTGGGCAGACTCTAAATCATTAAGGAAAGTTTCTAATTCCTCTCTTGGAGTTTCTTTAGCATAGTATATTTGAGAATCATCATAGATGTAATCTATACATTCAATAACTATGCTGAAAATATCGTCATAGTTACCCATTTGAATATTGTCTAACTTCTTAATAACACTTATACTAGGGTATTTCAGAACAATACCAACGTTTTCAAATAATGCAATCTTATTAGTGTGTTCTGGATCTTTCTCTACTTGGATTTGAGTTAGGTCAAACTTGATTTTAACTTTAGCCTTCTCATCATCGCAATGTCCACATTTGAACATCAACTCTACTTCTTCCCCAACAGACTTTGCTCTTATTTGAGTGAAGATATATTCAAGGTCAAATATGGCTAGGGTTGATGCATCAATTTTATCATTAATACAATCATTGACGATATCTTGAAGAGTGTTTAACATTACCGCTGAATCTTCACTTTGTTGAGCTAATAATAATGCCTTTTCTTCTCTAACTAGGAATGGTCTGAACTTAACAGACTTTCCAGAAGAAGGGATTGTCAAATTGTATATTGGAGTATTATTTTTAGGTAATGCCATATTATTTCTCGCTATTCATATTATTAATCAGTTTGGATAAATCGTTTGTAGAACCTACAAAGATTGCATTATTTGTCACGTTTGTAGTTTGTTGTTCTTTCTTGGTTGGTAAATCTAACTTCTGTTTCTGTTGGTGTATATCAAGTAACTGTTGATTCATATCAGCAAGTTGTTTCAATAAATTACCTGTTACTTCATATGCCCTAGGATTCTCTGATTGTTTTGAGACTTCCAGCATATCAAGCAATGCTTCCTTGCCCGTTTCTAGCAAATCGTATATGTTATCTCTAACTGCTTTGTAATCATCGTATATTATTTCTTCAGGCTTTGAAGATACAACAGGTTTAGTCTTTGTTATCTCTTTATATTCACAAGGAGCAAGGTCAAATATATTCGCTAAACTATCATCTATTTTCATAATATTTCCTAATTACCAACCCGTAATGGTTTTGTTAATTCCAGCGTTTATTCCGTCTGTAAATAGTTTACTAGCTACAGCTGATGTGTCATATTGAACACTAAGAGGACTAGACACTCCATTAAAAACACCTTGGATTTCTGCAGATATATTATCAACAGTTTTGTTTAAGAATGTTGGTGATGAATCAATAGGTCTTGATGATGATTCCCAATATCTATATGCCATTGTTACTGTCATCTTCATTATGTCTTTAGAGTTATAATCTAATTGAATATCTTGAATTGTTTTTGGATAACACTCATGTAGCATCATAGAATATTTAGTGTTGTTTTCTAAATCTTCAACATTAACTGTGACGTCTAGGGTATAGTCGTTATAATAACTAAATGTTCTATTCATTGGGTTCTGAATCTGAATCATCCAATCATCAAAGAACTTCTTGACCTTCATATCAGTATCTACATAAAATGATATATTGATATTGTTGTATAGTCTTTGATATGGCATTTCTCTAGTTTCCCCGTATGTCAAACAGGGTTGAGTGTTAATATTTAATCCTGGTAGGGTAAACTGGTCGCAGTATAACCCAACCAAATTATCCGTTCCAGCGTTAGGGAATATGACAGAATATCTGCTAGTCCTCATCATACCACTATTTTTAACAGTGGATATGAAATCATTCAATAATGCCATTAGTACATACCTGCTTTCTTCATTGTATCTCTCCAGACTTGAATATTAGAAGCACCTATAAATTGTTGACATGGTAACATCATTGCCGTTGCCCAATCTGCTCTTTCTATTTCTCTAAATTGTGTTTTAATATGATCATGTAGGTAATGATGAACACAAGGTTCTAATATCTTCAGACTAGATGCTCCTGTTATTAACTGCCAAGATAATTGCATCTTTACTCGTTTAGTATTTTTTGTGCCATCAATCTGCATTAATTTATCAAGAAGTTTTATTCTAAAAGGAACAGGCATATAGTGCATATTCAACCCCAAGAAACCACCTTTAACTACTTTAAAGGGAAACGTCATTGGAAACTTATCATAGTATGGTAAAGTGTCTTTGTGTTTTGGATCATATCCATATAAGTATAACTTCCCAGGAATAATCTTTCCAGGATGTGTGCCGGATGGATTATTAATTACTCGTTTAGCGGTAAACCCTTGGCGACCTAATAATAATGCTTGTTGAGTATACCAAGAATAAGACTTCTCAGTAATGTCCTTTAGGTTATATTTGTTTAGAGCAAAGATGTCATAATACGTTGCGACTTTTTTTTCACGTTCAGCCATTATTTGATTCCTAATTTATATAATACTATTTATTTGCCAAAAAGATGGTGCTCGGTTAGGATAATAAACTCCCAACCTCTATCTCTAGCATAAACTTCAGCAGCAGCCCACTTTGATTGGTTTTTCAAATAGGTCAACGATTCTGTTATAAATCGCTCAGTCTTTCTCCCAGACTTGGGCGGTAATGTTTGTGCGTGCGGTTTTATTTCAACAAGATAAGTTTTTAATACACCATTAGCTTGTTTGACCTGAATTCTGGCATCCATAAAGTATCTGTGAGGTTTATTATCTGTAGCGCATCTATAGGGGATAACTGTTTCTTCTGATGAATAAGAAATAACACTTGGATTATTATCACACCAATTGAAAAATTTAGTTTCCCAAGACGATCTGCATACAATTTTAGTATAGTCTCCAGCATACTTTTCAATATGTTTTGGTGTCCACTTTCTTGGTGTTGGGAATCCTGCCATTAGTTTTACTTATAAATAGTTATATAATCATATTTATAAAGGTTTCAATATGGAAATTCAGGGTCCACCTTCAAAGTATAATATATCACAATTGATGTATCCATCTGATTTGATGGATCCAGTATATGGTGGAAACATGGTTATGTTCTACATAAACGTAGCGGATGCTTCTAAGTTTAAACCAAGCCCAAATCAGTTGATTGATATGTCGTTATTAGATACTCCTTCTATGAGGGGGTTAACGCTTGCTCGCCCAATAGGAGAAGTAAATGCAGTATTATCTGCTGTTGGTTCTGGTTTAGGATTCCCATTAGCGGGAGCGATAGCTTCGGGTTGGGGTGATATCAAAAAAGCGGTTGGTGCTGCAGGAGTATTATCTGCGGTTGGGTTAGGGGCAGCATCTGAAATAGCTAAAACCACAACAAGAGAACAAAAAAGACTAACTTCTGCCATTGCTCTTCATATGCCAAACGAACTTAGTATTAGATATTCAGTTGGGTGGGAGTCAGAGGATATGGGAGGTGCTGAAATGCTATCCATATTAGGAGAATCGGGAATTGCTGCAGCAAAGGCATTATCAGAAACTTCTATTTCGTCTATGATAGAAAATGTAAAAGGTGCAACCATTAGTGGGGTTGCTAACTCTACGGGCGGAGAAGCAGCCGCATCAATGGCGATATCTAAAGGCGCAGGTGGTGCTTATGTTGGTTTAAGAACTGGGCTTGCTGCAAACCCAAGGAAGGAAATGGTTTTTAAGGGGGTTGATTTTAGAACATTTACATTCAGCTATAGTTTCTTCCCTAGAAGTGAACCAGAAGCATTAATTGTAGAAAATATAATCAATACTTTTAAGTTTCACATGCACCCTGAATATAAAGATTCAAATAGTTTCCTTTATTTATATCCTTCTGAGTTTGATATATCTTATCAAACAAGTTCTGGAGTAAATACACATATTCACAAACATACTTCTTGTGTGCTGACAGAACTTACTGTGAACTATGCGCCTCAAGGTAGTTTCAATGTTTTTGCAAACGGTATGCCTACTCAAATAAATATTAGTATGGCATTCAAAGAACTTGATATGCCCACCAAAGAAACTATTAAAATGGGATTATAATATGTATTTCTCTAATTTTGAAAATATGATATATGAATTTAACATAGCGGGTAAAGATACTGCTATTTTTCTAAAGGACATTACTCGCAATGTAAGGTTCAGACGAGACGTTCTTGCTAATATTACCGTGTATGATGAATATGATATTGTTGGTAATGAAACACCAGAGCATATAGCTGAAAAGTTTTACGGCAATCCTCAGTATCATTGGATAATTATGTTAGCTAATGAATGTTACGATTATATCGCAGATTTTCCTTTAGCTCAAGATATTTTAGAACAATATATTGCTGACAAGTATACTAATCCTTATGGCATCCACCATTATGCTAACGCTAAAGGTTTCGTTGTTAATTCCGACGCTATTGGTGCAGTTTCGGTATCTAACTCTGATTATGAATATACGGTTAATGAAGCAAAACGAAGGATTAAAATCATACCTCAAATGTATGTTGCTCAAATAATATCTGAATTTAAGAAACTATTATAATGGAAACCTCTCAACAGATAGTCAAAGCAGGTGATGTAAACATAGAAGCAGTTCAGATAACTACTGCTCAAGGTGTTTATCAAGATATTACTAATCAAGTAATGGCTATTCAAATTTTTGAGGATATGTTTTCACCTTTCACTTCAGGAACATTGGAGATAAGAGATTCATTAGACTTATTGAATGTTTTTCCTTTAAATGGTGAGGAATTCCTACATCTTAAAATATCAACACCAACTCTTGATAAAGGTAATATAGACCATAAATTTTACATTTTTAAAATGTCTAATAGAGTAATGGCTGGTGATAGATCAACAGTATACACATTGCATTTTATATCAGTTGAAGCATTAACTGACTTAAACACTAAAATTAGCAAAACCTTCTCAGGTAAGTGTTCTGATATCATAAGACAAATACTGGACGATAAAACTCAAGGGTTGAATGTAACTAAACCTTATGTGATAGAAGAGACTAAAAATGCCACTAAGTATATTTCAAACTTCTGGCCACCAGTTAAGAATATCAATAACATAATTGAAAGCTCGATTAATACAAACAACCAAAGCTCTTATGTGTTTTATGAAAATAGGGTTGGATTTAACTTTGTATCTTTAGATAGTTTATATGATACCAACATATTTCAGACTTTTGTTTATGATGTTTATGTTAGAGATAAACCTACAGACACATTAAAGACTACAAGAAATGTAACAGAAGATTATAAACGTATAAGAGAAATTACCATACCAACTGAATTTGATTATATAGAACGATTGCGAGGGGGTATGTTTGGTTCAAAAATGTACACACATGACCTTTCATCTAAGCGTATTGCTCTTAATGGATATAATATGTTGGATAACTTTGCGTCCCAGAAACATCTAAATAAATTTCCATTAGCATCCAATAAAGTATCTTATAGTTACGATGAGTTATTAATGACGGTTCCAAAGTATCATAACAACTTTTCAGATTTTGGCGACTCTACTAATGCGAATTCTATACAAAATAGAACGTCTTTGATGGCTCAAATCAACGGGAATAAACTTGAGATAGTGGTTCCAGGTCGATTTGATTACACAGTAGGGTTAAGAGTTGAAATGAAATTATACAAAATAGAACCAAATAGTAAAACGGATAATGTGATAGTCGATGGAATGCTATCAGGTACTTATTTGATATCAGCAATTAACCATTATGTAAGTAGAACTATGCACGAATGCACTTTTGAGTTGATGAAAGAAAGTTTGGCGATTGATTTAGATAGGAAAATATAATGTTTTATACTGGTTGTGTAGAAAATAGATTGGATCCATTAAAACTCGGTAGGTGTCAAGTTCGTATATTAGGGCTTCATACAGAAGATAAAGTATTATTACCAACGATAGATTTACCTTGGGCATATCCATTAGGTTCTATTAACTCAGCCTCAATATCTGGGATAGGTTGGTCACCAACTGGAGTAGTTCAAGGAACTTGGGTTCTAGTTATTTTTATGGATGAATGTAAACAACAACCTATAATGATTGGAACTTTGGGTGGTATTCCTCAAACTAAAGCAGCGATGGCAATATCTGATGCTTCTGGGGGCGATTTAGTTACAACCAACGATGATGGGGAATTGTCTACTGCTTTAGGTAATGTGATCACTGACCTTATTGATAATATTGCTAATGGTGAACCTAAAGGCGTTCCTCAAGAAACTGCTGAAAAATATCATATTAATGCAATAACAGTAGAACTATCTACAGGAAGCTCAACTGTTTATCAAGTTATCAATAACGATACCAATGTGGTAACGAGTAATGTATCGTTTAACGAAAACACTAAGTCTTATGATGCTACTTTGATAAATCCTGAACAATATGAAGCATCACAATACACCCCATTTAATGGAACAACAAAACAGTTTGCAGAAAAAACTGATATTCTAACTTACTTTGACAAAAACTTCTAGGAAATATAATGGCTGATCCAACCGAAAGCATACCTATTCCAGATACACCGCCAGCAGAAGCAAAAGCATCCTCCATATCAATGCGAGGCATTGCTGCTCTAAAGGCAGCGTGTATTGCTGGTGGATTAACAGACAAGTATGCTATATGCGCAATGCTTGGAATCGTGGGTGTGGAAAGTGTGTGG